ATACTTAGAATTTCTATCAAAATCGTCAAAATAAGGAGCGACGTTTAAATTTGTTTCCTGTGGCATGATTCTTTAGAATTGCAAAATGACTTTGATATCTTCTCTTTGGTTAGCAGACCTAGTAATAGAGGGTCTGTTATCAACATAAATTATATTTCCAGAGTACTTCTTAACTTCGGGATTTGAAACTCCTTGATTAAAACTCTGTCCAAGGTAATATGTTCTATTATTTATTATGGTACTTATACCAGGACTACCTGAACTTCCAAAGTTAGTATCTATTCCTAAAGTACCCTCATTACTAGCAATATTAACATTTCCTCCAGTAGTAGGATTTGCTGTAAATGCATGTAATGAATATCCATAAGTAGGATCAGTTTTTAAAGATCCATCAGTATTAAATCCAACTAAACTCTTATCTTGCCAATATTTAAGAACTCCTGTACTTTGGTTATAAGAAACAACTCTTCCTACAGCAGTAGATCCAACTCCTACGGTTTGAGTTACTTGTCCATCTAAATTGAAGGTAGCAGTAGTATAACCTGCCCCAATTAATTTTAATGCATAAAGAGAGCTTGCTTTAGAAAGAGTTAAATTGGAAGTTGAATCAAAAGATTGGGGGTTTTCTACTATTCCAATTCTAGCAATTTGGTTTCCAGTTACAAAATCAGGATTTTCTGCATCATTTTCTATCTTAGAGTAAACTAAAACATTATTTGATCCCAATTCCTTATAAATATCTGCTCCATGTCCACCTTGAGGTGGAATAATTACATTAAATATTGGTAAAGTTGTACCAGTAGGAACACCACCAGAAGCTAAATCTACAGTTCCATAAGTATAACCCGACCCACCTTTTGCAATATTAATAGATTCTACTTTAGCATCATTATTAATAACAATTGTTGCTTCTGCACCAGAACCATCTCCATTGATAGGAACTCCAGTATAAGTTCTATTAGCAGTTCCTATACCAGCTCCTCTATTAGTAATAGTTGCTATTTTTAATTGACCACTATTAGATGCATTATCTCTTACTGCAGAATTATCTGTACTTGTTTTCCAATCATCAGGAACAGGCATAAAATTAGTAGAATCAAATTTTGCAATATCTCCTGGTTTAATAGTATAAAGATATTTCCAAATATATCCATCTCCACTATCACCTGCTGCTTTAGGTTCAAGATCAGTAAATGTAGGTTCATCTAGAGAAGGTCTTCCAGAAGTATTTTCTGGATCTGTTCCATTCTGCAAACAAATATAAACCTTAAAATCTTCATTTACTACAAAATATTTGGAAGAATATAAATTAGTTGCTCCAGAAGGTTTTGCTGTATTTGTTCTACTAATATCACCTCTATACATGTCATATGTTATACCAGATGTCCATGTATTTTTATTAACCATTCTACGCACATCAGAAGCATTAATTTTCTTTAGTGCAACCATAGTATCCCAATAATCATCTTCTTGATCAAAACTATCCTTTGGTGCAGGAGGATTTGATTCCCAAGTTGATGAATAATTAGTAGCATTAGGTAAACCAACAAAAGCATAATAAGAATTGACTGAAGAAGTTGCAGCAGAGACAAAATTCTTCGCATTCAATATTCTAAGTTGATCAGTTATAATGGCGGACATTTTTACGTATTTTTTTAGTTATTTAGGTGTTATAATTTACGTATCTTAAAGGATTCACTCTTTCAATTATTGGAGAACTAGATATACCACTTAATCCAGTAGAATTACCAACATAAGAAGTAAATACTCTTGCTGATCCTCTAGGAGCAGTAGCAATTCTTCCCCAACTATACTCACCAAAGAACTCACTATGTCCAAGTCCAGTCAACCCATTATAATCTTGAACACTAACTGTTACTTGTGCAACATAGGTTAATCCAATTCCTATACCCATAGTTTGAGCAATAGAAACTTGAGCAACTTCATAGACATTATCTAAGAAGGAAGTTCCTATACCAACCACAGTACCATCTTGATATAGAGAAGTTACTGAAGCACCTACATTAGAATTAAATACTGTAAAGTAATATCCTGTTGATATTCCACTTACTGTAAGAGCACTTCCTACAGTAGCAGCATTTCTGAATAATGAATCTTTTGGAAGAAGTAAATCAAAGACAATACCAGTAGATGCTACACCAACTGAAGTAGTTGAAATACCAGATATAATACCAAAATCACCTGAATAAGATACATCATTTATAGTTTCTACAGAAGTAACTAATTTTGGTTCTCCTATAAGAACTGATGGAGCAGCAGTATTAGTATATGCAAGTCCAGTTCCATCAGTAGTAGTTCCTCCATAAGAAACTGTAATAGCATTGACAGTTCCTACTCCACTTATAGTAGCAGTTGCTCTAGCACCTTGAGAAGTAGTATATCCTACAGGTGTAGTAATAGAAACTGTAGGTGCTATAGTATATCCAACACCAGGATTGGTAATATCAAATGAAGTTACAGTTCCAGCAGCAGAAACAAAAGCAGTAGCAGATGCTCCTACTATACTATCCTGAGAAATAATTCTAATATCACTTTGTCCACTATAGTTTTCTTTTGAACTATCAAAGAAAGTTCTTATATTAGAAACAAAGATAACAGTAGATCCAACACCTACAGATTGGATAATATTAGTATTAGGATATACTAATGGTTCATAATGAGGTCTATCTTTAGAAACTACCTCACCATCAATAAATTTATCTTCAGTTTGTCTAGACCATGTTAAAGCTCTTTGGAAAGTTTCATTAGTAGTAATACCAGGACCAGGATAGATATTAGTATTCAAACTATCAGATGAATTAATAACAGTTACTATTCTCTTATTTTCCTCTAAAGATATATCTTGATCATATATTTTAACCTCATCTCCTTTCTTAATTGTTTCTAAAATATCAACATTAGTAACGTCTACAGATCCAGTTCCTTGATAGAAAAGAATCTTAGAAGTATCACCTTCTTTAGGTGCTTCCTTAAAGGTAATAAAACTACCTCCTTTAAATTCATATCCAGTTGCTGGAACCTGCAATATATCATTAATAAACACTAATATAGCAACTTCAACATCTATGTTTGATCCAGGTTTAGATTGAATAGTCTGCTGAACTCCATTTAAATTTAATGCAAATGAAGTTGTTTTTCCATCAAATAGAGAATCTAGAGGATCTAAAACTTGGAAATCTCCAACTGTCCATCCAGCAAAACTATCACTTATAGTCTCATTGACTGTGAGTTGGAATTCTCTAAATTCTGCAGCTCCTGCAGTTGGAATACCAACAGTACCACCAACACCTATAGTCAACTTTTGAGTTTCGCCATAACCATATCCTTGATTAATAATTTCAAAATCAATTACACTACCACCTAAACCAACAACCACATTAGCTCTTGCTTCTGATCCTACTCCAGATTGATTTGAAGGATAGAATAAAGGCATGTTGCTATATGATAATGGTTCATCTATCACAACTGATGGAGGATTAGTTGATGTGTAACCTGTACCAGGATTGGTAATAGCAATACTTACAATATTACCACCACTAATAGCAGCAGTACCAATAAATTCAATATTAGGTGCTCCTGTACTTAATGTTTGAACTCCTACATTAACTACTGTCTGTATACCAGTTCTATATCCAGATCCACTATTTCCTATGCTTATAGAACTAATAGTACCCAATCCAGAAACAACAGCAGTACCACCTGCAGCAACTAATGGTTGATACCCTAATCCTTCAGTAGATCCAACAGAAACAATAACACCACCAAGAGGTACATTAGAACTATTAGGATCTGAAGTTACTGAAGATATAGATCCTGTAAATTGTACACTAGTGATTCCTGTAGCACCTTCAATAAGAGTATAGTCACCAGGAACAGCAACACTACCAGTATATCTTTGTGGTCCTTGAGGTATTTGATTTACTAATAGAAGAGCATTACTTGTAGAGAATCCTGCTATATTACTTCCACCAGACTTAAGAGTAAACTGAGTGGTCAATCCAGTAAAATTGCCAGAAATATCATCAAAGATGTAGTTACCAGCATAAGGTTCATCAGCACTACCAGTAATACCAGACCTCATGAAGGATCTTCCGTTAAAGGATGAATGAGTTGCAATACCAACCCAATCCCTTTCATCTGGTTCATTTGTAGTGGTTGATAATGGAGTTAATCCAACAGGAGCAGTATAGAAGTTAACAGTACTGTCTACAATGTTATATGCTCCTTCCACCTTAGTAATTAAAGTACCATCACTATGCAATGCTGATTGAGTACCCATCCAAGGTCTAGTAACAAGGAGAACGTTGGTAGCACCCAATCCAACAGAGTCTACCTTCATAATCTCATCACCAATCTTTAACATATCACCACCAGTAATAGAAGTTATTCCTGAGATTTTAATCTTATCTGTAGTAGCAGATACATCAGCAGTAATGGTGGTAGTTACAGCAGTAGAAACTATTGGAGATTGAACTATATTATCAATACTTAATATACATCTGGAGTTTTGCTTAGTAGAAGTAAAGGAATGAGAAGTACCAACACCAACGGCAGTGATATCTAAGTAAGTAGGAGTAGTCTTTAATGCATTCTCAGCAGAAGTAGCAAATCTAAGAGTAGAGTCATCCACCTTAACAGCATAAACTGTAGAAGGCATTTTATCAGTAGTACCATATCCAGGTATAGATTGTGAAGTAATTTCAATAGCAGAAGTAGTACCAGAACCAGTATATCTGTAAGATAGTTCTTCACCAGTTACAAAGTAATGATCTGGAATTCTAATAGTATCTTCTGCTAGACTAACAGTAGTTGTAGCACTTCCTACAAAGTTCCTCTTAAAGACTGGAAGTTGTCTATGCTTAAGTTCAAATGCCCTCTTAACATCAGTCTCAGTGGCAGTATAAGCACCATACCCAGTATCAATAGTAGCATTAGTTAAATCTATTTCAGTAACAGAATTTGCCTCATCAACTAGTCTCAGTGCAGCTTGGAATACTCTAACTTGAACATTAGCACTTGCTATAGGAGTAAATGTTAAAGTAGTATAGTCACCAGAAATAGCAGCACCAAAATCACCAAGATTGGTTACAGTTTGGTTAATAGCATATTCTGTTATGTAAGAAGTAGTGCCATCATCAACTACTATGACTTCAGATATTTGATAATGACTATTAGTAGTATCTTCTACACATACAACATAATAAGCACCATTAAATGTTTCAGTTTCATACTGTGCTACAGTAGTAGCAGATGGAGAACCACTAGCAGTTATAGCAGTATATCTAGAATCTAAATTAGAAGTGTTTAATGATGTAGTACCAACTCCAGCAGATGAAGCATTTCCGAAATCAACATGAACAGTATTAGCAACATATGTGCTTGCAGTACTAACAGTAGGATGAAGATCTAAATGAACTCTAGAACCAGCAATATATGCACTATAAGTTCCTAGACCAGGTTCTCCAGAGGCACTACCAACATTACCTGTAGTTAATTGTCCATACTCAATCATATCAACATTAGTTCCATCATGAACCAAAGTTATTTCA